TGTCGGCGCTCGGGGCGGCAAATAAACCAGCAACGATCTTTTCAGCCTCAAGCGCAGCCTGTTTGGTTCCGACTTCCAGTGCCCTGTGTCCGCCGTCGCCGTGAATGACTGCCAGCAGGTTTCCTAGCGCTTCCTCGCCTTCCGGCGCAGACGAACGGGCGCGAGCCTGCCAGCCCTCCCATTTTCCGTTCAACGTGTGACGGTGCTTCCCGTATCCATCGCCATCCCGAAGCCTTGAGATTTCCTTTGGTGTCATATTGAGGCCGCTCACCGCAGCATCGGCGCAATACCAAGCCTCGAAAGCTTCACGCTCCCCCGCCCCCTCGGCTGGGGCTTCCTTGGAGAAGGCCGTCTTGGCTGGTGTGAAGAAGTCGTCGTCCGTGCCTTGTCCCGTCCATTCAGCAGGAACCGGGTCTTCGGCTGGGGCCAACTCTTGAGGATTGCTCAATAGTTCGGCTGGGGCTTCATGGCAGGCGTCGGACTGAGCGCGGTCCATGTAATCCGCCATTTCCTCCCACGTGATAAGCAACATGGGACTGTCCTCCGGCGAGTTTCGGTCGGCCTTTTCGAGAAGGTCGGCCCACGCCTGTTCCGCGGTAAAGCGCTCCCCTTCCGAGGCTGGGGCTTCATGGCGGGGGGTGAGGGTGGCGCGGAGACGGTCGGCCTGTGATTTCGTCAGCCGGAACAGGGTGCTTGCCACGCCGCTCCATTTCTGACGGTCCAACGCTTCGACCAAATAAGCGTCGAACTTATCCATCGGACCATCCCGCGCTGGGGCTTCCGGGGATAGGGCGGCGAGGTACTCACGAGCGGCAGCAACGGCTGGCGCATCGACGTGAGGCTTAAATCCGCCTTCGTCGTCCGCCCATTTCCGTCCGCAGTCTTCGCAAATGGTCCAGATAGCGCCGCCGCGCTTGATGCTTTCGTGCGTGCAGGTCTGAATATCGATGTAGTCAAGCAGAGCCTTCAGCACCTCCCCACCCGCCAGCGATGACGGGGTGTGGGCGGCTGCGAGCATGGCTTCAACGGCAAGGCGCGCATTGTGGCCGGGAGAGCGAGCAGCGCTGCCGTAGATGCGCTCCATCAGCAGATCGCGCACCTCCTCAAGGTCTGCACGGCGCACGACGACGCTCAGGGGGGATGGGGTTTGGTCGTTCATGGCCGATAATCCTTGCGAGCGACAAACCCTTGAGGGTTTCTGATTGCTGAAGCCACGTCATTCCTATGGTCCCAGCATCCAGCCCGAACCTCTTGAGCAAAAACCGTTTCGCCTTCTTTTTCCGCCAGCCGGGCGATAATCTCACGCCCTTTATCGGTGTCACTCATCTCTCTCTCCTCTTCTATCCAGACCATACACCGTCAAGCAGTGCGGTCAATCCGCTTTCTTCGCAGCCCATGAGTTTCGCCCGGCCTTTGCGCTGACCTCACGAAGACGCTCAGGATCAAGGGCCTTCATCTTCGCAAATCCCCTGTTTTTCACGCCAGCAGGAACGGGGAATTCGATGGGGTCTGTATTGGCTGGAATGGTGAACTCTTTCACCCATCCCTGCTCGACCTTACGCTTCCAGATAGTGACGGGGCCATCCTTGATGTGTTCGGCGGCTAGAGCCTTGGCCTCATCATTGGTTGAGGCCTGGAACAGTTCCGTTTTGGCTCTTCGGCCTTCGATCCACTTGCTCACGCGCACACCCCCCTTTGACTCCGCGCCACAATATCCCGATCAACCGCAGCCCGACGCTCGGCCTGCTTGATCTCCAGCTTCATCGCACGGATCGGACCACGCAGCTTGCGAAGGTCGTCCTCAGCGCGTCTGAGGGCTGTTTCTGCCTGATGCAGAGATTCCCATGTCGTCCACCCGTTAAGCCCCGTCGCGGCCCTGCTGAGGGCTTGGGAGGCGTTGTGGACGGATTGGTGGATGGTGGGGGCGACTGCGATTCGGACGGTCATGCGCACCACCGTTGATGATTGGCGTTGTCGTACTTCGTAACGAAGTCAGACCATCCAAAGTCCTCAATGATCTCCATGAGCAAGGTGTCTTCTCGCGAATGGATCGCCTCGTCGTCTCCAGCGCATTCGGCGTATATGTCCGACAGGCGCTTGATTGCTTCGTCCTCGGTCATCTCAACTCCCTCCAATCATAACGGCCAGAAACAAAAAGCTGACCAATGAAGCTGCGGCCATAGTCAGAACCATGACGATGAATGCCGCGATCTCTACGGCGGTGCGGATGCTGGAGCGGGTCATTTCTTGGCTCGCACGATGACGGTTTGGCCGTTGTTTAGAAGCAGCATCAAGCGCGTCTTTCGTCCGACCGTAGCTATCTGCTCACGGGCATATTTTAAGTCGCACGACCATCCGACCTGTCGCAGAAGAGAAAGATTCTCAACCCTTGACCGGTTGCGCTCCTCATTCCACCCGCGCACCGGAACCGGTGCTTCTCTAACCTCAATCACCACACCTTCTCCTCTTTCAAAGCGCCAGCCGCCTTAACAGCCGCGCGATCCAGGCGCTGAACGGCCCAATAAAGCCTATCCGCTTCGTCCTTCGTGGTCGGCGCATGGGCTTCGATGCATCCGGTGGCGAAGGTGAGGAGGGATAGGGCGGATTCGTAGTTTGTGGGGTGGGGGATCATGCGACAACCTCCAAAGCCGCAGCAATCGCGCAGGCCGCTAGAAACTTGGCCTCGTCCTTGCCGTCGATGTCGTGGTTTTCGTCAATGAAGCCCGCCGCTAAGTCGTCGGCAGCATCGCCAGCAACCTCGGCACCGGAAGAGTATTTTTCGCATAGGGCGGCGACTTCTTTTGCCATCGCCTCAATCCACTCCGCCACTTCATGCGCATCATCGCGCGTCGCCTTGCATTCGCCATGCCGCTCAACGTAGTCCGCGATGAACTCGTTATAGGCGGTTTGCTGGGCTTTCTGTGCGGGGGTCATTTGGCAAAACCCCAAGCGCCTGCCGGAATGCGGTAATCGTCTGCGTGGTGCCGACTGGCAATCACCCGAACGCCCATATCCTCAAGGCGCTCTGCATCGTCAGGATGTCCGCTCCTGCGGTATTGCTGAAGCGCAGCCAGAACCTCAATGTCGATTTCGTTGTCGTGGTTGATCTCAATCAGCGTCCGAATGCTCACAACGTCTCTCCTCTTCCAATACCTCGACCATACACCGGCCCGAGTTATGGTCAAGTGCATAAATCGACACCGATGCGCGTATTTATCCTTGAGCATATCCACAGCTGCGATATGGTGGGTGTGCCGACGTTTGGTCGGTGAGGAGATGATGAAATGGATGAAGACCTGATGGATGATGCAGAGCGCACCGTTCTTGCATTCATGGAGCGACATCAAGCAGCCGCCATTCCGGCACTAATCGGCTATTGCGTTATGTGGACCGTCGATAACGGCGGGCTGTCACTGATCAAAGACACGCTGGCTCGCGTTTCGGCTGCGGCTGACGATATGGAGGCCGTTCGCCAAGAGACGGCACAATGACCCCCCGCGATCAAGTCATCGCCGCCGTCACCGCATCAGGCGGACCCGACGCATTCGGCAAGAAGCATGACATCCAGGTCGGCCACATCCACGCCGTTATCAAGGGTACGATGCAGCCCGGTAAGCGGACGTGCAAGGCGGCGGGGGTTAAGCTGCCGTGATCTGGACGGAAGAGAACATTGCACGTGCTGTAATGATGCGTCGGGGAGGCTATTCGGCTCAGTTGATTGCCGATGCTCTTGGATTCACGCGCAACGCCGTGATTGGCAAACTGCACAGGCTAGATGAGCCAGCCGTGGGTCAGGTTTACACGAAGAAGCCAAAGAAGCGTCAGACGAAAGAGCGATGGTCAGCAGAACGCCTTACAGAGACATGGGAAGCTCGAAAAGCCCGCTTGGCCCGCGAGCGTGCAGCATGACGGTCAAGCCTCTGACTGAAGATGAAATGTCCGTGGCTGTTAAGATGCGCCTAGCTGGCAAGTCCTTCGTAGAGATCGGTCGCGAGATTCACCGTGATCCTGGAGCGGTTTCGGCGTCTCTTCGCGAAGTCGGTCACGACAAGATGAACGCGACGTGGACCGATGCTATGGACGAGGTCGTTCGCTCCATGTGGAGTGAAGGCGCGCGAGCTTCGGACATAGCCGAAAAGCTCGGCAACGGACTGACCGCAAGCGCCGTCTCTAACCGCATCACGCGTTTGGGATTGCAGGGTCGCAAGCGGGGCAGATACCGGAAGTCCGACGAAAAGAGAAAGCGTCAGGATACGCCGAGAAACGTATTTCCGCGAGAGAACGGATCGTGGGACAGCAGGACTTTTCTACCGTGGCCATTGTGGCGAGAGTGGAAGAAAGAACAGAGGAGAATGGGTAATGCTGAGCGAGTATAAGACCACGCGCGACATCATCATTCCCGCTGGTACGCGAGCCATCCATCTTGACGGAAAGCTTGTGTTCGGTGCGTTCGAGTTTGCGCCTAAGTGCCAAGGCGGGTTCTCTATGGGGATCGACGCGGCAACGGAAGCCGGTGTGATTGAGGCGTACAATGACTGAATGGATAATAGAGCGCGGCCACATGATTCCGGTCGTGGACCGGACCACAACGCCGAACTCTGAGCTTCGCGCAGCCTTTACGGATATGACAGTGGGGGAGTCCCTGTTTACCCGCACTATCGACCGCATGAGGCTCGCTAACGCCTATATGAAGGTCTCCTACGCCAAGAGATACAGCTTCGTGTCTCGCGCTATGGATGGCGGCGTGCGTGTGTGGAGGGTGGCGTGATCCTCCTCCGCGACCGCATCCTCATAGCCCTTAACTGGACCGATCTAAGCCTGTCTGATCTTGCAGCAGCTACGGCCACCACTGAGGGTTCCGTTAAGTCCGCCCTGCCAGACAACCTCGCCCCTGGTTACGTCGAGTGGATCGGCAAGCCCATGAACCGCGCGTCAGGGCCTAACCTGTTACGCCTGACCAATGCGGGACGGGATCGGCTGTCTGTTTGTGCTGTGAGGTTGGGGTGAGGAACACGCGAGGCTTTGCACTAGGCCGCCTAAAGGTCGGGCAAATGAACAAGGGGGAGGCGGCATATGCCGCTGAACTCGCAGAGCAGCTTCATCGTGGCGAGATTGTCTGGTTCAAATTTGAGGGCGTGAAGCTTCGGCTAGCCGACAACACGTTCTACACGCCAGACTTTGCGGTAATGTCCGCTGACGGCGTGATGGAGATGCGCGAGGTCAAAGGCCACTGGCAGGACGACGCTCGCGCAAAAATAAAAATAGCTGCTGGCCTATACCCCTTCCGCTTTCGGGCCTATCGCGTCAGGCCAAAGAAAGACGGAGGGGGCTGGTCGGAGGAGGATTTCTAAGGGGGCTTCGGCTCCCTTTTTTATTGGCTCAGCGGCACGTCGTTCTGAGCGGCCCAAGCATGGATCAGATCAATCAGGTTGGAGAACTGTTCCTTGGTTAGCTTTGAGCTGCTGTTGCCGATGGGGACCATGCCTCGCCCGTCTAGCGATGGAACGAACCTGATCTCTGCGCCTAGAGCCTGAAGGAACAGGGCCTTGTATGTCTCTCGGTCCATATCGTAACCGAAGTGCTGCGGACGGGCCTTCACGATCTCGTCCAGCACAGGCCAGAGCTTAGCGTTCTGATCTAGGGACCGCTTAGGCCCTTCAAACGTAACCCGCGTGCCGTCAGAGCATCCCTGACACCATCTAACGGCTTTCGCCCTCATCTCAGAAGAGACAAGGGCGAGAGTTATCCGGTCGGTCACGGCTGGCTACCAGCTCAGGAAGGGTAGATCATCGTCTAGAATGTTATAGGCCTTCTCGCGCAGATCGCGCCCGCCCGGTTCCTGATAATCTCCACCGCCACCGCCCCCGGCCACAGAGCGAGTACCTGAGCCACGAAATTGATCAGGGTTTTTGTCGATCAGGTATTGGTCAACCTCGATCTTGCCCGCAAAGAACTTCTGACCGTTCTTGTCAGTCTTGAGCCACAAACCGCCCTTGATCGGCAGGCCATCAATGCCAAGTCCGCTCAGGCGGTAATCAGGGTGGGTGTCTTTTTCCTTCTTGTCGTTGCGGAAGATTGCAACGTCCCCAGGTCGCTTCTCGTACATTTTATTCTCCTATCTTTCCGCGTCATTGCGGAACCGCATCACGGTTTCAGTGTATCACAGATCGCCAACGGACGACTGATAAAGTGCGTCTAGCGCGTCTTCATTCTCGCGTTTCGTTGGGTCTTTGGCTCGGCGGCGGATCAGTCGGCGCAATGCCCCTTGATCCCACCCGTTAGCCTTGGCCTCAGCAAGCACCTCGTTGTAGTCGTCACGAGCTGCGGCCTTCTCGTCGTTAATGCGCTCAAGGCGGTCAACGATGGACTTGAGTTGGTTGTTAGGAATGCTGTCGGTCATTTGTTTTGCTCCTTTAGCCAGCGGGTGAATATGGATGCATGATATTTCATCGGTCGCACGGTGGCCTTTGTGCGCTTCGGAGTTCCGTAAAACTCATCTCGCGCATTGGTCGGCTGAACGATTGAGATTGATGCGTCTCTCGACTTCCATCCAGCCCTAAAAGCCCGGGCCATGTCGTCGCTCATAGCTCAGCCTTTCGTGCGTCCATTTCTGCCCTCAGATCAACCCGCCAGCCCTTCGGAAGCGTCTTGATAAGCTCGTCGTTATCACGCGCCCACGCCTGCCACGCAGCAAGCGTTGGGATCATGGGAATCTCGCCCATCCATTTATCAAACGTCTCGCCATGACCTTCCTTCTTGGCTTGCGCGGCGCTCATTCCGAATCCCTCAGCCTTCCACCAATCCTCGCCCTCGGAATGAACCGAAACGGTGGGGTTCATAGGCTCAGGCTTTTTTGGCGGCGTCCGTGTCATAGCCGCCTCCCCGTCGTCATCCAGAGCCGGAAGGCCAAGAATACCCATCAGGCTATATCGACGTGCATAGGTGGACGCAGAGGCCGTGCCTTGAGGGTCCGCCTTACCTACGGGCATCTGGAAGTCGCTTTCGATCCACTCACCGCTCTCGTGGATGATGCGGGTGGATACCGTCATGGCCCCGCCGACATACTCGCCAAGCCCCTGCATGAAGGCTAGGCCGTGCGCAGCCAGAACCGGCTTGGCCGTCTCAATGACGGATTCCAGGCTGGCGTAGTCGTTGCGGAAGTGCGGGTTCTTGCTGTCTTTCAGCGCCCCCCGCATCTCGCTCAAGGCCGCAACCAAAGCTGGCGCGATCTTGGTTAGCGTCTCAGATTGTTTCATTTTTCTCTCCCGTAGTTTTAGAGAATGTGCGAACAACCACGGTTCGTTCTTGCTCGGTAACGCTCAGGTCATAAGCGGAATCCATCCAGTCTATTTCTTCTGGATTTCCGTGTTTTCCTCCGCCGTACCAGTACGTCCATCCCACCCATTTCCCGTCGTGCATTTGCGCGGCGACAGATCGAGCCTCGTAGTGACGGGACCAATCGCATTCCACATCGGTGGTTATTTCGCCCTCTCGAAACTCATTAGCGGCATCGTAAACGTCACAGTTGTCTGAAGTTGCATCTTCGTAAACATCGTCAACGTTTTCTTTCGTTACCGCCTCCATGTCGCATCCGGCACGGACCATAATAGTGTATTTGATTTTTTGCTCAGGCGTCATCGTCTTCTCCTCTCTGTTTCTTAGCCTCGGCAACTGCCGCTGCTATCTCGTCAGCCCATTTCGTGTGGCCCTGATCGCGGAAGATACCCTCCCACGCCCATGCGCCAAGATCGGACATAGGCCAGTAGTATCCGCCCTCGTCACGCATCGGAACGCCATCAATCGCAATGGCTATGCGTCCGTCTGATTTAATCGGCTGCATCGCGGGCTTCCGGGGCGGGGGCGGCTGCGAGCATGGCGGACCAGCATTTTTCGAACAGCATCTGCGGCGAGATGCGGAACCCAAGTGGGCTGATGTCTCCCAACCTAAAGCTGTCCACGTCGATTGCTGCATTCAGCATTTCATGCGTCGGCTCAACCGGCACGACGACGCTCTGGGGGGACGGGGCCTTGTCGCTCATCTCTCTCTCCTCTTTATCCCACCATATACGCACGGCAAAACAAACCACGCAAGCCCAAACTTCGGCTTGACCCGCGAAGAAAGTTTGTTCACTGTGGCGAAAGTTCAGGAGGTTCAATGACAGAAGATCAAGTCCGTAAGGCGCTGGTGCGATCCATCGGCAATCTATCACAGACGGAATGGGCTCGGCAGAACGGTGTAAACAAAACCGTTCTCTGCGATGTCCTCGGAGGCCGCGCGCCTACCGCTCGACTGTGTGAGTTGGTCGGCGTTCGCAAGCATATCGTCACAAGCATCAAATACGAGAGAATCAAATGAAAAACATCTTGGGAACAATCGCCATCCTGTCGGTCCCAGCCGCATGGCTAACGCACGTCATCGTGTGTCTGGCGGCGGGTAAATGGGGATTCCTGATTGCTGGCGCGCTGCTCGCACCTATCGGAATCGTTCACGGTTACGGCATCTGGCTCGGAGCGTGGTGATGAAGTGGTTTGCAGATTTCTTCGGAAAGAAAAAAGTTTCCGCATCGCCCGTCGATCAAGCCTGGAACGACGAACTGTTCAATCTGTGCTGGGAACGTGAGGCGTTGTATGTCGAGATCGACACGGCGAAGAGGCACAAGAAAAAATCCTCGCACCTGATCGAAGCCTTAGCCAAGAACACGGCTCGGCGGCTGGAGATCGAAACTGCGCACAACGGCAAGCGTGCGTGAGCCTGTAGAAATCCACAAGCGCAAAGCCTTCTCCAAGAAGGAACGCGCTAGGCTCTTCGCCCTGTATGACGGCATTTGCTATCTGAGCGGGGCCAAGATCGGGCCGGGGGATGCGTGGGACATAGAACACGTAATCCCCTTGGCGCTCGGCGGCACAAACGACGACGACAACCTTCGCCTAGCCCTCTGCGATCCACACAGGGCAAAGACGAAGGCCGACGTTAGCTCCATCGCCAAGTCCAAGCGCCTCGAAAAGAAAGCGGACCCGCTAACTCGCAAGCCTTCTCGGATGCAGTCGCGCGGATTTCAGACCAATCTCACAAAACGATTTGACGGCAGCGTCGTGCCACGGAAGGGCAAATGAACCACATATTCAAAACCGACCAGAAAGGCCGCACGTGGCTGATCCTGGACGAGTCGGCCATCACACCCCGAATGAGGCGCATCGCCTCTGTGGAGCGCGTTATCAAGCATACAGGCGTGTCTTTTGCGGAGATCGAGGGCGATAGCCGAGAGAAATCTGTCTGCGCAGCGCGATGGCTAGCGATGTATCACCTGCTAGAAATCATGGGGCTGTCAGCGGCAGAGGCTGGACGCGTCATCAACAAGGACCGAACCTCTGTGATGTACGGGGCGGCAAAGGAGAAACTGCGCAGGACCGGGGCCGTGTCCAAGATCATTACGAAGGACTGCAAGACCCCCAGCGCCCTACCCTATGGAAACAGCGTACAGCCTCGTTGTTCTTTGGCTGCGTAAGTGCTATTGAGAGGGCGGGCGAGGGACGCGACAGCCAGAAGCGTCTCCCCGCCCTTATCTCCACCGGCTGATAAGGAGCCTGATGTGACTAAGCGGATATACCGCAACAGCTATAACCACGCAAGCCGTCAGGCGTATTCCTGATGTCGCGTTGGTTCCGTTTTTACGCAGAAGTTGTGAACGATCCGAAGGTGCAGAAGCTTCCCTGTGAGGACTTCCGCGCGTGGGTCAACCTGCTTTGCCTCGCCTCTGAGAACGGTGGGAAAATCCCACCTTTGAATGATGTGGCGTTCTCTCTGCGAATGAGTGTGGACGCTGCCTCGACGGTGCTTGAACGCCTGTCGAGCGGTGGCCTTATCGACCGCATGAGTGGTGGCCCTGACGGGTGGCACTACGCCCCGCACTCGTGGGACAAAAGACAATACAAATCAGACACTTCAACTGCTCGCGTGAAACGTTTCAGGGAACGTTCCGAAAACGTTTCTGAAACGCCCCCAGAGACAGAAGCAGATACAGAACAGAAGAAGAAAGATAAGACTACGTCTTATCCAAAGAAATCCGTCGAGGGGTTCGATGATTTTTGGAAAGCCTACCCGAACAAGAAAGCCAAACCACAAGCCCTGAAGGCATACGCCAAGGCGCTGGAGAAAACAGACCATGCAACGCTTGTCGCCGCAGTCCATGCTCAACGCGGTTGGAGAACCTGGATCGACGGATTCGTCCCACACCCCGCAACGTGGCTTAACGCAGAGCGATGGACCGACGAGCCTGACGCAAATGCGGGACAAGCTTCTCACGCAAAGCCCAGCGGAAACGGATCGAAACCTCGTTCAATGGCTCAAATCATGCTTGATGGTCGAGCCGCGCGAGGAAGTCAGCCTGACCTATCCGACGACGGGTGGGTACAAACGGAACGTGACGGGGTATTCATTCAAGGGCCTGACGGACGACAACCGTTCTGAAGCAGAGAGGGCTATTCGAGGAGCCATGACCCCCGCCACGCCTGAGCAATGCGAGGAATGGGTTGTGACCCTGCACGCCATGACGGCTCGGCGGAATGATGATGAACTGTCGCAGACGCTGATCCTGAAGTTCTACGGTCAGGCTCTCGGAAGATACCCCGCTGATGTGGCGCAAGCGACGTGGGATTATTTTTTGCGGCGAAAGGACAAGCCCAACTTCTTCCCGACGCTGAGCGATCTTGAGGACCATTGCGACAAGCTGGCCGTCACACGGAAAATGATGATGGAGAACGTGCGATGACCCCGAACCTTGTTTTGACTGTCTCCCGCAAGCTGTGGGACGACATCGCGGAATCCGAAGGCGGCGCGTATGCGGATAGCTACCTGTCTGGCGCGATTGAAACGGACGGGCGATTGCTGCCGAGAACCAAGATAGCCTGGAACCGGCTGAGGGAGCGTGCCTTTGTCCAGAAGATCATTCGGGATAACGGATTGGTCCTGATCGAACCGCCGTATTACGTGGCCTGACTTGCCGAAGAGCCCACTAAAGGCTAACATCATCAACCGATCCTGAGCAAAGAGCTACGGCGCAAGGCCAGCGGTCGAAAACGAAATGAGCGATATGAAAATCTCGGAACTCATCCACGATTTGACGGAAATGCTGGTCTCATACGGCGACTGCATCGTCACGCTGAATGACGAAAGCCGGTTTGCAGAGCCGGAAGCCTGGATGATGGCTGACGACATTCTCTGCCTGTCTGCCGATGCTGACGGATGGAGCGCACCGCACGCTGAAAAGCCAAAGCTTACGGTGGTGTCATGACGGCGGTTACAAGCATCTCAGCCATGAAGGGCAAAAAGCAGGGCGCGGCCTCTCGAAACAGCGACGGCAAGCCCAAGCCTGGAACGTTGCTTCGCCAGAAATACGATGAGCTTCGTGCTGGAGGTGTCGTGGCGCTCGGTAACGCAGGATACAAGAACCAGCTCAGTGATTTTTACGGAATGGAACTCGCCGTAGTGACTGAGGGCCGAAAGAAGATCGGTTGCCGCCTCCTCGGAGAATGGGAAGGCCCCTACTACGTGCCTATTGAACGGATTGTTGCAGGAATGGCGGGTGAGGCGTGAGCGACCCTCAAGACGTTCCAGAAGCCGATAAGGTCATGGCTATTCTGGCTATGATCGAGTCAGGCGAGAGCGAACGTGCTTCGTGCATGGCGCACGGTATGAACCGCATGACGTTCCGGTCCCGTGCGCTTAAGCTTGGCGCTGCTAGCCAATACGCGGAGGCTACTAGCGCGTTGGCCCGGTTCCAGGTCGAGCAGCTTGAGGCGGTCATTGAGAAGGCTGAGCGAGGAGAGATCGACCACCAGACCGCTCGCCTTGTCATGGATGCAAGGAAGTGGATGGCGTCCAAGCTGTTTCCGAAGCAATGGGGCGACAAGATCGCCCACGTCGGCGGCGACCCTGCTACGGACAGCCCCATCCAGTCGCAAGGCACGATCAAGGTGGAGGGGCTGAGCGAATCGGCGCTGCGGGAGATTGCGGCGTTGAGGGTGGACGAAAAATAAGCGCACGGTGCATTTAGTGCTTGCGTAATATCTGCCGTGCGGTATGTTCAGTCATCGGCGCAGGGCAATCACGCACTAGCCGGGAGGAACGAAGCAGATGCAAAACCAAATCGTCAGCCACTACGAAGTCACGAACACACGGACTGGTGCCGTTAAGTCCTACGCAACGAGCGCTGCGGCCATTCGCGCCATGGACTCCATGAATCGCGCTCACGGTTCGTCTATTGCGGCGCGCAGGGCAATCTGGGCGGCTTCGTGATGCCGCGAGGTAAAGTGATTGAGGCTGTGCGGAACTTCATTCGTTGGGCCGAGAACCCTGCGGACGACGCTTGCGGCATGGCTCGCGAACAGGAGTGGCTTCAGCAGGCGCGAGACGTGCTGAGGCGGGAAGAAGTGCGCGAGGCCGAGAAGGTTCGCGCACTGGATGGCCTGTCTCATGCGCTCAATATCGCTGAGCAATCCGACAACACGGTCAGCGCTCACTTCATTAAGAACGCCATGGCGTTTATTGAGGGTGAAGCATGACCCCCTCCGAATACCGTACCGCCCTATCCACCCTAGGCCTGTCGCAGCTCGCTGCCGGTCGATGGCTAAACGTATCCCCCAAGACCGCGCAGAACTACGCCAGCAAGGGGCCTAGCGGTCCTGCTGCTGTGGCGATTAGGATGGCGCTGACGATCAAGGCTAAGGCAGAGATGTACGAGGCAAAGCGCGACGACGCTGATCCATTCGGCCCTGAAAGCAGCACCCTTTGGGATGAGCGCAATCACTCGTTTGAGGCAATGTCCGCGTTGATGGCTGACGTTGGGCTTGCAGATGCGTTGAGGGTGGAGGAGGGGTGATGGAGTCTCCAGTCAAGGACGACTGAAGCAAGACCGTGCGCTTGACCCGCCAGCCTGATCGCGTATGGTGGTGGTGTGAACTAAACGACGACCCCGACCGCTGTTTCCGACAGCGGCCCGGAGTTAGTAAGCGTAACGAGAATGCGAGCAGCACGGAATGGACGCGCTACCGTGAACGCCTAGCGAGCGAGACGGTCAAATCTGAGCCAAGCGGCAATACGATGTCAGCCAGTATCAATCCTGGCCTCGCATAGCCCCGGTGTCCGTTAGTTCGGGTGCCGGGGTTTTTCTTTGGCTGGTGTGCGATTGGCGCTTGACCATTGGGGCGGGTGGGGTATGGTCTGCGCCAGAGGAGAAACCATGCGCGTATTAGATTTGTTCAGCGGAATAGGCGGCTTCTCGCTCGGATTGGAGCGCGCCGGCATGGAGACCGTAGCGTTCTGCGAGATTGATCCACACGCTCGCGCCGTCCTAAACAAGCACTGGCCAAGGGTTAGAACCTATGACGACGTATGCAAACTCACAGCAGACAGACTGGCTTCCGATGGAATCGGACCAATCGACGTCATCACGGGAGGATTCCCATGCCAGGATGTTTCTGTTGCGGGAAAGCAAGCAGGGATCGAAGACGGCACTCGATCCGGACTTTGGTCTGAAATCGCTCGACTCGTTGGCGAGCTACGACCCAGGTTCGTCATTGTGGAAAACGTCTCAAACCTGCTTGCTGGCCCAAGCGAGCGGCCTGGGAGGTGGTTTGGCAGAGTTCTCGGAGACCTGGCCGCGCTCGGGTATGATGCGGAATGGCACTGCATACCAGCTTCCTACCTTGGGGCCTGGCATCAACGGGACAGAGTATGGCTGGTTGCCTACTCCCACGAAGTCCAGCGCGAAAGCGGCTTGCAAGTCCCGATACTTCGGCAGTCCCACCTATCGGACAAACTTTCACGAGGCTTTGAGGACTGGCCCGGAAGACGGAACCTACCCCGATCCGTACTTCACAGAAAGTGTAATGGGGTTCCCCGACTCATGGACCGAATTGAGCGACTCGGAAACTCCGTCGTCCCGCAAATACCGGAAATGATCGGACGCGCGATCATGGCGACACAAACCGCTTGACCATTCCCCATCCTGTCGTATGGTGGTGCGAGAAAGAGGAGAGATGATGATGTTGGGCGTGAATTGGGTTAAATTCCACTGGTCGCGACATTGGGTAACGCCAATGTGGATGAGCACTTGGTACGGTCCCCAAATCCAGTTGGGGTGGCTGGTGATAGCCGTAAACACAGAGCGTAAAAACGCAGCCCGAGGGGGTAAGTGATGGCTTCGGCGCTTGAGCGAGCTGAGCTGGCTCTTCGCGTAGAGGTGGAGCGCCAAGTTCAGGCCAATGGATCATACAGTGGCCCGGCCAACGGAAGCCCAAACTACGTTGATACAGAGATTGATTACGGGCTGCTGACCCGCGCTGTCCTGATGGCTGTGCGTGACATCAGGCAGGAGGATCAGATGGGCGCATTCGACGCGTTTTCGTATGATGATGAGCGGACCTTCACCGACATGATAGACGCCATCCTCAACGAAAAGGACACGACCAATGACTGACGAACTGACGCTGCGGGAGAAGGTGTGGTGGGTGGCGTATCGCTTAGCCTCAATTGATCCGGGAAGTTGTGGAGATGACGCTGACGCTGCCCTTCTCGAAATCGCCGCCATCCTAGAAGACACCGGCTCTCCCGCTCATATGCGGGTGGCGGCTGAGTTTAGGGGGGAGTGATGGGCGACGACGGCGCGATTATCTACGTTTGCCAAGGGCCTCCCGCCTGTGACTTTGACGGGGAAGAGCCATGGAAGGTTCAGCCATCCTGTCATTTCTGCCAAAAGATTTACATGAACGACGACGGCTCTGAGGAAGTTGTGGAGCCGTCCCGTCAATAACACCCCACCCCCGCTCCATTGCCCCGGAGTGGGGGTTTCGCTATGTGTGAGGGATGGAGATAACAACGGCCCACGTCATGCGAGCGCGTCAGTTGCTCGCTCAGCGCAACGTGTGTGATTTCGCCTGTCTCGTGGACATCCCAACCGTCCCGCTATCCGACGAAAGCGACGAAGACGGCTTCAGCGTCATGAAGCTCGGCAAGTTGGTCGCGCACCATGAGCTGGTGCTGCGCAAGCTACAGGGCGTTGAGGACGGCAGCGTTCCGAACCTGATGCTGTTGCTTCCACCAGGGTCCGCCAAGTCCACATATGCCGACGTTGTGTTCGTGCCGTGGTATATGGCCCGCAAGCCGCGTCGCAACGTCATCCTTGCATCCTACGCCTCGGACATTGCCGCCAAGCAGGGGAGGCGCGCTAGAACGCTGGTCAAGTCGCGGGGCTTTGAGCGGCTGATGGACGTGACGCTCAGCAACACGACAAGCGCCGTCGATCAGTGGGCCATGAGCAACGGGTCAGAGTTCATGGCGGGCGGCATACTGTCGGGCCTGACGGGCAACCGTGCGGCGCTTGGCATTCTTGACGACCCGATCCGAGGACGCGAGGCCGCAGAGTCCCAGACGATCCGCGATAAGACGTGGGATGCGTATGTTGATGACTTTTGCTCGCGTCTGATTCCAGGCGCTCCCCAAGTGATGATCCTTACGCGCTGGCACGCCGATGACCCTGCTGGCAGAATCCTGCCGGAAGATTGGTCGGGTGAGTCTGGCGTGTTTCAGGGGCAAGATGGTCGCGTTTGGCACGTCGTGTGCTTGCCTGCCATTGCAGATCGTCACGATGATCCGTTAGGCCGAGAGATCGGAGAAACCCTGTGGCCCGAGTGGTTCACGCTGGATCACTGGAAGCCGTTCCAGAAGAACAACCGAACCTGGACAAGCCTCTATCAACAGAAACCCTCAGCGCCAGAGGGTACGTTCTTTAAGCGAGAATGGTTTAAGCGGTATCGTGTGTCCGAGCGCCCTGCCCGCCTAAACTACTACATGACGAGCGACCATGCTCCGGGCGGCACGCAAGACAGCGACTGGAACGTGTTTCGGGTATGGGGCGTCGATAAAGATCAGAACCTGTGGGAAGTGGATGGCTACCGAGTTCAGGGGACCATCGACAAGGCGATGGGCGTCAAGCTTGACGAGCGAACCGGAGAGCAAACAGTAGCGGATCAGGGTGCGTTGCCGCTGATCAAGAAATGGAAACCTCTTTGCTGGTTCCCTGAGAACGACAATAACTGGAAGTCAGCAGCTCCGTTTGTTCGCGCCGCTATGCGCAAGCACAAAATCAGGTGCAGGATCGAAGAGATCAGCACGCAAGGCGGCGATAAGGCGAACAAAGCTCAGCCGTTCCAGGCCAAGGCGACTATGGGCGAGGTTTATATCCGAGCTGGAATGGAGGGTGACGAAATCATTAACGAATACGTGGCGTTCCCCGGTGGGAAGCATGATGACGAGGTTGACGCCGCGTCCAACATGGGTCGCGCTTTGGACATGGCGCATCCGGCCATTGTTCCGGTGAGCGAAATCGTAGATACTAACAAACCAAGCGACCGCTACAGCAGGGGCCGCGATGAGCATGACGATGGAGGTTTTTATGGGTGATGAGGTGCGGTCAAAAGCCGGTCATGTTCTAGCCACCTCGGACGATAAAGACGCACGATCTGTTGCGAGCTACGTTTTGTCTGGCGGCGAACCCGTCGCCCCACCCGTTAAACGAACTAGAGAAGACCTGACCCGCATCCTCGCCAAGATCGACGGGGTTGAGGGGCAGACAGAGCGGGCTAATGCTATTCGGGCTCAGCTGGAGGCGATGGGGTGAAAGATCGCGCCCTTAGATTTTACCACGAGTGGGTTCTTGCCCTTCCCGTGGCTGACAACCGCGTCCGCTGCACCAAGTGTGACGCCGCCCATGCGATAGGTAGCGGGCCTTGGCCTAAGTCGTGCGCTAAGGGCGAGATGGTTCCTTTGTCGTGGTTGCCGAAGACCGAGCGAGAAGAGATTTCTTTAGAGCTATCTAAACGGGCGAGTGAATCCTAATGATCGACAACGGCGACGCGCTTGGCCGCTACAAGAAGATGCTGGACGAGGCGCGATCTGCCCTTGAAGAGCCCCGCACCCTGTCTCAGCGGGACCGCGACTATTACGACGGCAAGCAGCTAACGGCCAAGCAGCGCAACACGCTGAAACGCCGCAAGCAGCCCGAGACGATCCGCAACCGCATTGGCCCTGCCATTGACGGGATGCTTGGTATTCTGGAGCAGGCCAAGGTTGACCCGCGCGCCTATCCTCGCAATCCGCAGGACGAGGATTCTTCGGACGTTGCCACCAAGTGCTTGCAGTTCGTGGCGGACAAAAACCGCTTCCACAAGCTCAAGATCGACTGCGCGGATAATCATCTGGTCGAGGGTGCTTGCGCGGCTATCGTGGAGGCGGACGACCAGGGCGAGGTTCGCATCCAGCAAATCCGGTTTGAGGAGTTCTTCTACGACCCCTACAGCCGACAAGCCGACTATTCCGACGCGCGCTACATGGGCGTTGGAAAGTGGATGTATGCCGACCAACTGGCGATGATCTACCCGGAAGACCGTGAAGAGATCATGGCGACGATTGGTTCGTCTGGCACGGTCATTGGCGGTGATATGTCGTGGGACGACAAGCCCGACTCTGCTATGCCGTGGATCGACCGCAAGATGCGCCGCCTCATGGTCGTGGAGATGTATCACAAGGAAGAGGGTGGCTGGCGTCGCTGCGTCTTTAGCGCGGCTGGCGTGCTGGAAGAGGGTCCGTCTCCCTACGTGGACGACGAGGGCCTGCCAGAGAACCCCATCGTCGCATCCTCTTGCTTCGTGGACCGTGAACTTGCGCGCTATGGCCTTGTGCGTCGCATGGTCAGCTTGCAGGACGAACTGAACGCCCGCGCCTCCCGCTCGCTGCATCTGCTGAACAGCCGCCAGCTTCGGGTTCTGCCCGATCAGGTTCCGAACGTGGACGTGAACACGGCGCGTGCCGAGGCTGCGCGTGCGGACGGCGTTCTGCCCGAAGCCTATGACGTGGTGAACACGTCTGACATGGCTCAAGGCAATCTTGCCATCATGCAGGAGGTCAGCCAGTCTCTTGATCGACTCGCTCCCACGCCTGCCGTTCTGGGCCGTACTGACGGGTCTTCTCAGTCAGGACGTTCGCGCCTTGTGCTGCAACAGGCGGGCATGACGGAGATTGCGCGTCCCCTCGGTCGTTTCGAGGATTGGGAAAACCGCATCTATCGTCAGGTTTGGCTGCGGTGCAAACAGTTCTGGACCGATAGCAAGTTCGTGCGTGTGACGGACGACGAAGGCGCACCCGAGTTCCTGCAAATCAATGAGCCGATCTACCAGCGCGTTCCGCTCATGATGCCTGATGGTTCGCCTGCGATGGATGAAGAGACGGGCGAGCCTATGACGGAAGTTGCGATGATCCCGCAGCCCGTTCCTGGCCCTGATGGTCAGCCGCAGATTGACCCGCAGACCGGCATGCCCGTCATGCAGCCGCAGCCGCTTGTGATCGGTTACGACAACCGCATCGCTGATATGGACATGGACATCATCGTTGATACCGTGCCTGACACGGCCAACCTTGCCGCTGAGCAGTTCCAGACGCTTGCGCAACTCGCCGGTCAGTATGGTCCCGAGGCTGTGCCGTTTGAGGACTTGGTTGAGCTGTCCGCCATGCCAGACAAGCGCAAGTGGCGTGAGAAGCGCGAGGCGCGTCAGGCTGAGCAAACCAACCCGCAAGCCCAAGCCATGCAGCAGCAAGCCCTACAACTGGCCGCACGCAAGGAAGAGGCGACCATCGCCAAGGACGAGTCGTCGGCTATCCTGAACCAGGCCAAGGCCAAGCAGGCTGAGGCGGGCATTCTGAAGGATGCCGCCGAGGTGACGCAGATGGGGCTTAATGCGGCGGGTCTTGGCGCGCCTACAGTGATGGGCTAAGGTGAGTTACGGTGTGTAGCTCAGCATTGCGATAGAGCGCACTCTCCTAGTGAAGGTCGTCGGTTAAAGTCCGACCACACCGGTTTCAGACCCCGATGGCTCAGGCTGTCGGGGTTTTGTTTTGGATGATTGCCATCAGCATAACTTCTGCTTATACTACCATCCATCGTCTGACCGGACGTTAAACGGTTTTTCGAGCCGCTCGCGATAGGAGCAAAAGGGACTGAATGACTGACACTCTCGACGCTGACGTTGGCAATATGCTTTTCGGTGACCTGCAAGGGGAGCCAGAGGCCGTTGAGCAGGCACCGGAACAACCCCAGGCTCAGCCTGATCCGTCGCCCGCACTGGAACCTGCCCTAGAGCCGGAACCGGTTATCGAACAGCAACCCGAGGAGCCAAAGGGCGCGCATCTTGTGCCTCTGGCGGTTCTTTTGGACGAGAGGGAGAAGCGCAAGGATTACGAGCGCAAGCTGCGTGAGTTTGAAGAGCGCGACGCTAGAGCCAAGGCCGCAGCGACTCCGCAAGCCATTCCTGATCCTTACGAAGACCCTCAAGGTTATCAGTCGTATGTCCAGAATCAGGTCGATCAGCAGGCGTTCAACCTGCGGGCCGAAATGAGCGGACAGTTTGCCGAGCAGAAGTTTGGCAAAGAAACGGTTGAGGCGGCTATTGCGTGGGCCACGTCCCAGACGGCTGATCCGTTCTTGGGACAACGCGTCCAGCAATCCCGCAGCCCTGTTGAGTTTGTCGTAGAACAGTATCAACGCGAGCAGTTCTTCCAGAATCGCGGGTCTGATCCGAGCGCTAATCAGCAGCTTGTGGCTACTCCGGGGACTGCCGCCCCGCAACCGATGGCGGCTCAGCCGCTACAAAAACCACAGGCTCCCCCGAGAAGCTTGGCGGCGGCACCTAATGCGGGTGGCGGACATCAGGCGGCTAACGGCTCAATCTTTGAAGGCATCAAGCTGAATCTGGATTGACCTTGGCCCGGTGAGCCTATCCTGAAGGATGGGCCGAAATGGCTGAGACTATTCTGAACGGCAACCTCGCTGAGCGCCGCTGGCTCTCGGACGAATACGTCACCCCCTATCTGCGCCAGTCTGGCTTTGATCGCTACATGGGCTCCGGCACCGATGCGATCATCCGCCTGCTGCGTGGCACTGACATCGGCAACGGCGCTAAGTCCGTGGTTATGCCGCTGGTCGGCCTGCTGCGTGGTGATGGTGTTTCGGGCTCTCAGGTGCTTGAGGGCAACGAAGAGGATATGGACACCTACGCGGACGAAATCCGTGTCAACTATCGCCGTAACGGCGTGAAGGTTCCCAAGTCCGAATCCTACAAGACCACGCTGGACCTCCTGCGTGTTGCTCGTCCGCGTCTGCGGAATTGGGCTTCTGAGGTCGTTCTCAAGCGCGGCCTGATCCAGCAAATGCAAGGCATCGTCGTTCCTGGCGTTGCTGTGACTGAGGGCGACGGCTCGACCTATCAGGGCCCCGACTCGGTCATCCCCTACTCGCAAGCCACCGCTGGTCAGCGCAACACCTTCGTCACCAACAACAGCGACCGCATCCTGTTCGGTGCGGACATCGCCAATGCGTCGTCGGGCATCATGGCTACGGCCCTGGCGACCATCGACAACACCAACGACAAGCTGACCCCGGCCTTGATCTCCAAGGCCAAGCGGATCGCTCAGGCTACGGCGACCATCGACGCCACCGTGGCTAACAACATTGCGCCGATCACTCCCTACATCACCAAGGACGGTGAAGAGTGGTTCGTCATGTTCGTGCATCCGCGCGCCATGCGCGACCTGCGTAACGATCCGACCATGACGCAGGCCAATCGTGAGGCCATGGAGCGTGGCAAGGACAACCCGCTGTTCCGTGGCGGCGACCTGCTGTGGGATGGCGTCATCATCCGGGAAATCTTCGACCTGGAGTTGATCGCTGGTGCTGGCGCTTCCGGTATCGACGTGGCTCACAACTTCCTTGCCGGTCAATCGGCTCTGGCAGTTGCCTACGGCGAAGAGCCTCGCATCATCGTGGATCGGGACCAAGACTATCAGTTCCGTCCTGCGGTGGCCGTGCAGGAGCTGATCGGCATCAAGAAGACCTCGTATGCCGGTCGTCAGTACGGCGGCGTATCGGTTATGACCGCCGCTGCGGCAGACGCGTAGGTCAAGTAACGTGAAGCCATCCGCGTCCGTAGCAAATGCGCTGAAGGGTCTGCTTGTCTACAGGATAGTCTTTGGCCATCTTGTAGCAGGACTCTCCCGCTTTGTTGCGGGCGCGGATTTCACGAACTTGGTTTTCGGTAAGCTTTGCCGAGCCCTGTTTTTCTCCTCTGGCTGGTCGGGTGTTCGCGCCCTTTCGACCAAGAGTGCGGAAAGAATGAAGCTGATTACCTCGATTGTCCGTGGTCTCAAGATTTTCCACCCGGTTATCATCTTTGATGCCATTCAAGTGGTTAATCATGAGGCCACGCTCAATCGGGCCAACGAAGGCTTCGTAGACCAGTCGATGGACCTTCAAGGTCCGAACTTCTGGAGTTCGCGTACCAAGGGTAAGGATGGCGTATCCGTCCTTGTCCCGACTCCCGCTAATAAGTTTGCCTCGGCGGCCCGTAAGGCGGCCAAGGCTAGAAACCTGATACCCCGGCCATCCGGGAATATCAGACCAAATCTCTTCAGTGTTTTCGTTTTCCATACTGAAAGATTGCCCGTTTGCTCATTCCGAGTCAACGGTATTTCCAACGGGGCAATGGGCGGAAACCCCGCTTACACCCATGCTAAGGAACAAGACTAATGGCTGATTTCAAATCCAACGCCGTCACTCGCCGCCTCCCGGTTCCGGGCTTTGGCGCTGGCGGTGGTCAGGTTCGCACTCAATACACCTCGGTTGCTATCGCTGCCGGTGCGACCACGACCGACACCATCCAACTGTTCGACCTGCCGCCCAACGCTCGCGTTATCGGTCACGTCGTCAAGTCGCCCGCTCTGGGCGGCGCAACCACGCTTAACATTGGTGATGGCGGTTATGGCACTGTTGTTGCCGATCCTGACCGCTATCTGGCGGCTGGCACCGTCACCACGGCTGGCGGTGTCGTTACTGCTATGGCCGCTACCGGCGTCTTCTTCCAGACCGGCCCGCGCAAGCTGCGTGTGACGGCTGCTTTCGCCGCTGGCACTGTCGCCACGGCTGGCAACCTGGAAGTCGCAATGCAGTACGTGGTTGAAGAGCCGCAAGCCTAACTGATGCGTTAAGCCGGGGTCGCTGCTATAATGGCGGCGACCCTAACTTAAAGGAAAGCGAACATGGCTCAGGTTAAATATCACGGCGAATATCCCGAGGGCGCTGATTCCATCAGCCAGTACGGGTATGAGTTCGCGGGCGGTAAGGCCGTCAACATCACCGACAAGGCTGTGCTGGGGAAGCTGGCTGGCAATCGGTTCTTTGAGGTGTCTGGCGAGTCCGACAAGAACGACGTGAAGGCGGGTCAGGAAGAGGCAGAGGAAGCCGAGGCCGAAACTCTGCGTGCATGGCTGGACGACAAGAGCGTTCCGTATCGCGCTAACGCCTCGCTGAAGTCGCTGCGTGAGGCTCGCGCTGACTATGAAAAGCGTCTTGATGAGGCGCAAGAAGACTAATGGCTACCGCGACGCTCAGGGACACTATCACGCTTGCCCTCAAGAAGCTGTCTGTTATCCGTGGTGACGGTCAGCCCACGGCTTCTCAAGCGGCAGACGCGTTGGCGTCTCTGGCGTCGTTCTACAACGAGCTTATTGAGAACGGAACGTGCGGACGGGTTCTATCCGTTCCGCTGGATCAGGCGTTTAACGGAACGGCTGGCCACAATCAGCAAATCAACGTCCTCACGGAAGAGGCGGTTACGATTGAGCTTCCTGCGACCATGCCGATGGATTGGTGCGGTTCGTGGCGTCCGTGCAGGGACTATGGGTGGGGCCTGAATATCCCATACCCCGACAGCGGCGCTAACGTTCCGCAAGACCTGTCTGTTGTGCGCGTGACGGATCAGTTCGGCCCTAGCCGCGCCACGTACCTTTATGACGGCCCTGCACAGCGCTGGATGCGTATAGACGACCTTTCCACGCAAGACGACAGCGCCGTTCTGAACCGAGAGTCGCCGCTAAGCCAGAGGAACCCGGACGGGCTGGCTTCTGTGCTGGCCACCAGGATTGCGGATCAGTTTGGCGATACGCTTCTAAGCGCGCTCACGGTTCGCTCGGCTAACACTTATCAAAAGGCGCTGGCGGTCGGGTTCGGCAGGGCTGATTCCTACTGCGGAGAGTTTCACTGATGGTTGACATTGTTCTCCCGCGCGCCATTGGCCAGTCTGCATCCGTAGCGGTCGGGACCACGACCACGCTGCCGCCCGGTTCGCCTGCGTCCGTCGTTAATGTCGGTTCGGCTCAGAACGCGGTCTTGAACTTCTCCATTCCTGCGGGGGCGTCTTCCGGTTCTGGTGATGTTGTTGGCCCTGCATCGGCTACAAGCGGCGCTCTGGCGGTCTATAGCGGCACAACGGGCAAGCTGATCGCTAACGGTCCTTCGCTTGGCGTAGGGGCATCAGGAAGCGTCCCCACACGCGCAGACGCTGATGCACGGTATCAGGCCATAGACGCGGGGCTGACCTCGCTGGCCGGACTCTCAACGGTTGGCCTGTATTATCTTTCGGCGGCTGATGTTTGGTCGCCCGTAACCATCGGCACGAACCTGACGTTCACGGGAGGCACGCTGTCCGCCACTGGCGGCGGTGGTGGATCGGGTGATGTGGTCGGGCCTGCGTCGTCCACTGATAATCAGATCGCTCTTTTCAACGGGACGACGGGCAAGCTCCTTAAGACGGGCGCGCTTGTCTCGACGTTTGCCCCGCTCTCTGGTCCCACGTTTACGGGCGTTCCCGCCGCGCCCACGGCAACGGCAGGCACTAATACCGCCCAACTTGCCACGACGGCTTTTGTAACGGCTGCTGCGGCACTGAAGGCTAACATTGCCTCTCCTGCATTCACAGGGACGCCAACAGCCCCCACAGCCACCGCAGGGACCAATACCACTCAGCTTGCGACTACGGCTTTCGTTGCGGCAGCGAACGCGCTCAAGGCCGACATTGCCGATGTCATAAACACGCAGACCGGCACAACCTACACCCTGCAAGCCAGCGACAACGGCAAGGTCGTGGAGCTTAGCAACGCTGCGGCGATTACGCTGACCATTCCCGTTCTGACGGTTGGCTTTAACTGTCTGATTCGTCAGGTTGCGGCTGGCGTTCCGTCTTGGACCGCATCAGGCACGACTCTGCGCAATCGCCAGTCCCACACCAAGCTTGCGGGCCAATGGGCCGAGGCGTCCATTTCCTACCGCACCACGACCGAGGTTGTGATTAGCGGGGACACCGCAGCATGAGCCGGGTTCATCGCAGGGGGGTGATCGCGGGGCCAAGGGGCGGGGGAACTACAAAGACCTACGCCGAGTTCCAAGCCTATATCGACGCTCAGGCGGGCGGGGGCGTGTTAGACTGGTATGACGCATTCCCTGTGGGCGACGGAACGTATAGATCAACAGCCAAGAACACAAACCCGACGTTCACCTCGCTCACAGGCACATCTTGGGGGCCTTCCTCCGCTAATGGGTTTGCGAGAGCGGTAAGCTCTGTGTCGGGCGTTGCTATCCACGGATTTACAACCCAGGCGCTGATAGACGCTCAGGTGGCGGCGGGGCGAGAAATCATGTTCAAAGTAACCGCACTCACACCCAATGGGGCTGTCATCGCCCTTACAAGAAACGGATTAACGTCATTGTCGAGTGCATCGACCAGTCGCGTTCGGCTTGATGAAATAAAATATTTTGATGATACGCTTGGTCCCGTCGTTGTTGACCCGTTCAACGGCACCGGGCCAACGCCCTTTACGTGGTAGCCCATTGACGCCGCTCACCGCTTAACGCACTATCCTTTTGTGCAGCGCCGTTTCTCCTCCGATTAGCGCGCACGGTCTGTAAGGCCGATCAGCCCACCGGGTGTTCCCTCATCTCCGCTCGGTGGGCTTTTCCTTGTCTGCGTCCTAACATTTGCTTATGCGCTGTGCGTTTAGTATAAGCTCAGGTAACGGTCGCGCGGACGGATCATGCCTCAACTTCCCCTCGGACTCTCCAGCAAGCGCCGTAAAACGGCATGGATGCCGCAGGTTCGCGTCGTGAACTATCTTGTCGAGAAAGACGAGACGAACCAGTTTGACGGCGTAACCCACATTCAGCGCGCGGGCCTGTCGCCATTCTCTGATGTCGGGACCGGTCCTATTCGTGGCCTGTCTCGCCAAGCAGGCACGTTCAACGGTGATTTCGTCGTCGTCTCTGGCGACGAGCTTTACCGCGTTGACGACACTGGCGGATTCACTCTGGTCGGTGACGTTCCTGGCTTGCTGAGAACCACCTTCGCCGCCACGCCATCCCGCGCCATCATCGTCAGCGACGCGCTGGCCTATTCGACAAACGGAACCACTGTAACCGCCGTCGTCATGCCAGACGCCCGCCCCGCTGGCTCTGTGGCGCAGCTAAACGGCTACTTCGTCATTCCTGAATATGGATCGGCGCGCTTCTACTGGATTGAGCCGGGGCAGACCGATCCTGATGGCCTATCATTCGCCACGACCGAATCCACCCCCGGAGACATTGTCATCGTGGTTCGTGTTGGCGATGAGCTTTGGTTCCTGAAGGAAGAGGGTGCAGAGGTTTGGACTCCAACCGGAGACGCTGACTTGCCGTTCCAGCGCGTTTCGGGTCGCAACTATGACAAGGGTTGCCGCAACGGTGACACGGCTGTCCGGTTCGACAATACGCTTGTCTGGGTCGGTAATGATGGCGTTGTGTATCGCGCCGATAACTCGCCCATCCGTATTTCCGACAATGCCCTTGAGGAGCAAATCAGGAAGAGCGATCCCACCACGCTCAGGGCTTGGCAGTTCGCCGTTGACGGTCACTTGCTCTATTGCCTGACGACGGAGCAGGGAACCTACGTCTATGACGCATCCTCGCAGCAGTGGAGCGAGTTCCGGTCCTATAACCGCACCTACTGGCGCGCTCACGTAGGGGACGAGGGCGAGACATTTACGGTCACTGGAGACGCAGAAACTGGCACGCTGTGGCGTATCGACCCAGAGGCCAGCAACGACGACGGAGAGCCCCTTGAGCGCATCCTGACAGGCGGCATTACGGTCATGCGCGGCCCTGACCGCTGCAATACGCTATCCCTTTACGTCACGACGGGCGCGGCGGCTGACCCTGCAAGCTATCCCAAGGTCCGCGTTCGGTGGTCCGACGACCTTCAGACCTATGGCGATTGGGAAGACGTGTCGATTGGACGACAGGGGCAATACGGTCGTCCGGTGCAGCTGACGCGACTTGGCGCGATGTATTATCCGGGTCGCCTGTTTGAGTTCGCCATAACGGATGATGTGGTGGCGACGATTACAGCGGCTTCCTATAATGAGCCTGTCGGCTGATGGCTATGTTTCGCCTTCCTCGCCTTAAGGCCAATCTTGCCATCGTGAACGGTCAAGGCAAGCCGATTGATTACTTCCTCCGGTTCTGGAACATCGACGTTGTGCCGCTAATTGAGCGTCAGGAAGCGTCTCAGGAGTCCACGCTAGCCGCTATTCAGGCAATCCAGGCACAACAGGCGCAGCAACTTGAACTGATCAACGATGCGCTGGAGCTTGCTGGCCTGGCACTGGCGACGGCTGATGGCGGCACGCCTACAAAGTCCGGTTCCGCTACCGGCACGTTCAGCCTGTCGGGAACATCATTCAATACCGCTACCACGGTTGCCCTTACAAGCGTGTCGGCGGGCGATCTGACTATTCCCGGCACCGGCCCAACCGTTTCGCCAAGCATTACCGCTATGACGGGCGGAACGGTCTTGAATGGCGAGTATCAAATTATAGAGATCGACAACGGCGTCGATAACGGAACCGTATTTACGGGAACGTTCGTTGTGACCGACGTAACGACCGACGAGCCAAATCAGATTTTCTCCATCAACCACGTCTCGGCCTCTGCGGTTGCGGCATTCCTCGACGCCAGGACCACCACGGGTGCCATTAGCTACCGCGCCGAGGTTCGTCGCGTATCTGGCGCTAACATGACTGGGATGCGGTTCTATCTGTTTGTTAGGCGGGCTGCATGATTAACCGCGACGCATCTTTCTGGGACTCGGTTGCACAGCATCCAGAGGTTGCCCCCCATGTTTTCATGGGGAGAGAGGCCGGGTCGCTGGCTGGATTGGTAGAGAATGAGGGGTGCCTTCCTCTGGCAAGCGAGAACGGCGGGCTGCTGTTCGTCAAGATGGACTTGGTTGGCTTGGTGCGTGAGCTTCATACCATGTATCGACCCGAAGGATGGGGGCGTGAGGTCGCAAAGAATGCACCCCACTTCATGAATGAGGCGTTCAACCATTGCTCGCTCGTCACCACGCACGAGCAAGAAGGGCGCTGGAGAACACGCCCGCCGAGGTCACACGGATGGAAGCCCGTAGGGGATTACAAAGACTGCGGTTTCAGTTATAAGCTCAGGTTATGGATTTTGCCGCGAGACGCTTGGTTTGCTTCTGCTGTAGGTCGGAGATTTAATACGTGCCAGTAGTTCCGTTTATTCCGGCCATTGCTGGCGTCGCAGGCGCAGCGATTGGCGCGAACGCCACGAACAAGGCGGCTAAACAGGGCGCTGCGGCGTCTCAGCAAGCCGCAGACGCAACGATTGCTGAACAGCGTCGTCAGTTTGATATTGGTCAGCAGAATCAGCAGCCGTGGCTCACGGCGGGCAATAGCGCGCTCAATCAGCTTGCGGGGCTGTATGGCCTGAACACGACACCGGGTGGAGCGTCGGCTCAGTCCTACGCCTATTTGCAGGCCAATCCCCAAGTCAAAGCCGACATTGACGCTGGCGCGTTCGGTGGCCCCGGCAACTATGACGCAGCGGTGAATTGGCGTCGCAACGAATACGGTGGCGTTGATAACGGCACGGGTCAGGTTATGGCTGGCGGTCAGCCGGGCGCACCGGGTCAACAAGCTGGCGGCAACAGCGCCATGAACGCCTTCTTCACGTCGCCTGACTATCAGTTCCGACAGAACGAGCAGATGCGCGCCCTGACGGCCCGCAATGCTCAACTCGGGATTCAGGACAGCGGCGCGGCTCAACGGTCAGCCCTGCAACTGTCGGGCAACCTCGCAAGCGGAGAGTTCAACAACTACGCCAACCGCCTGTCGTCTCTGGCTGGCGTGGGTCAGACTGCGGCGCAAAACACAGCGGCTGCGGGTCAGAACTTCGCGAACAGCATGGGTCAGGTTCTCGGCAATAACGCTCAGAACCTCGCATCCAGCTACGCCACGCAGGGCCAAAACAACGCTAACCTGTGGTCCGGCATCGGCGGGGCTGTCGGTGCTGGGGTTAATCAATTCATCGGGCGGCGCTAATGGCGACTCCTTTCAACGTCTGGCAGGGTGTCCAATCGGGTCAGCAGCTTGTCGATGGCCTGTTCCAGCAGCAAGACCAGATGCGCGCGGGACGTGCGCTGGCTGGCGGCAACTACGCTGACGCCATGAAGGCTCTCGGGGCTGGGGGCGATGTGCAGGGCGTTCGCCAGATTCAAGCCGATCAGGCAGCGGATCAGACGCGTCAGCAGACACAAAACAAAGAGCAGCAGGCGCAGCAGCTAAACACCACGCTCCAGGTTGTGCGCACGCTCAAACGCGCCCGTTCGGAAAACCAAGACCTCGGCGCTCTGGTAGAGCAATATCGCCCTGCCTTCGCGGCTATGGGAACAGACCCCGCGCAGTTTGATGTCATCGCACAGCAGATTTCGGCTAACCCTGCCTTCCTCGACCAGATTGAGGCGGTGATTGGCGAGCAGGCGCGCAACCTTGAGGTCGTCAACTTCGGCTCGGGACGCGGAGCGTCGGTTGTCGATCTCGACACGGGAAATGAAGTCCGCCGCCTGACGCCCGAACAACAGCCCATCACGGTCGCCAATAATAGCGTCCTGTATGATCCTATCACCGGAGAGGCGCTCGTTGACACGCGCTCGAATGAGTATATCCAGCGCGACCCCTACAAAGAGTTTGTCGAAGTTACTCCTCGGGCCGCTACGACGGGTGGAAGTCAGCCGCGTGGGATTCGCAACAACAACCCCGGCAATATCGAAGACGGTCCGTTCGCTCAGTCGCTTCAGGGCTACAAGGGGTCGGATGGTCGGTTCGCTATCTTTGAGACGCCGCAGGATGGCGTAAACGCTGGCGCTCAGCTCCTCGGCTCCTATGCGCGTCGCGGGGTGGTCACGCCTGCACAAGTTATCAATCGGTGGGCTCCTCCGTCTGACAACAACCCCACGCAAGCCTACGCTCAGTATGTGGCGCAGCGCCTCGGCATTGGCGTAAACGACCCCATTCCTGAGAGCCGTCGCGGCGAAGCGTTCCAGGCCATCAACGAGTTTGAGAATGGCTCACGCGGACCTTCTCAGGGTTCGGGTGGCGGCGCGCGAGTCGTATCCGGCGCGCAGGCTCCGCAAGAGACGCCAGCACAACAAGCCGCGTCGGCTGCGCGAAACTTCACGCAAGAGCGCCAACTTCGCAGCGACATTGGCAACAACCCTGCCGCTAAAGAGCTTGCCCTTGTCCGTCCGCACATTCAGACTATTGGACGGATTGCGGGTCAGGTTCGCGACGGACGCAACGTCAGCGCGCAAGACGATCTGGCGCTAATCTTCGCCTTCATGAAGGTGCTAGACCCCACGTCGGTTGTCCGTGAGGGCGAGTTCGCCAACGCTCAGAATACGGGCGGCATCGCTGAAAACGTCGTCAACGCCTACAACAAGGCGCTGAACGGAGAGCGCCTGACTGATCGCCAACGGTCGGAGTTCTTCCGCACGGCTAACGGCATGATGCGGGACCGGCAGGCCAATTATCAGGAGGTGGTGAATCGTCAGCGGGATTTGGCCTCGCAATATGGCCTGAACCCTGATCGCGTTGCGCCATCGCAGCCTGCGGGCGGTCAGCAGGGTCCGCGCGTTCGGTTCTCCCTTTCGCCCCAACAGCAGGCATGGGTGAGTCAGAATGGGCGGGCTGAAACGAGCGGAGCCGCAAGGCGCGCTGGGTCGCGCGATAACCCGCGCCTGATTAACCCTGCAAGCGCCACGCAAAGCTACAACAACATTCCGTCAGGCTCATACTTCCTTACGCCTGACGGACAACTGAGGCAGAAGCGCTAATGGCGAATCCTTGGGACAACGACCCCATTGTGCGTTCGCGCAAAACTGACCTGCGCATTGATGAGCGCGAGCAGGCCGAGACGCGTTATCGCAACCTGACAGGAGACGCGAACCCGCTTGCTCAGCCGGTTATCCTGCCCGGTGAAGAAGGTTATGCGGGGGCTGGTCAGTATCTGCCAGAGGCTGACGTGGTCGTGCGCGGCAACGTGCCTTGGGCCAACGACCTGCAAGTCACGCCGGGGTCTGAAGCTATTCGAGCTAACGCCAACCCCGTAGGGGCCTATGCACAGAGTGCGGCTGAGCAACTCCCGTGGATTGATGAGGCTGCGGCATGGACTGTTTCCAAGCTGACCGGCGAGCCAATTGAGTACGTACGCGAAACGCAGCGGATGGGGATGCAGATTGACAGAGAAGAGCAGCCGCTCGCTAGAAATCTAGGCGGTGTGTCTGGTTTCGCGGCTGGTATAGCCGCGCCAGGAGCGGCTTACGTTCGGGGCGCTCGGGGGGCGGCTCAGATTGGACGGGCTACGGCTCTTGGCACTGGATACGGCGCAGCATACGGATCGGGCGCAGCAGAAGACGGCTACGCAAGTCGTTTGGCTGGTCTAGGAACCGGCGCTGCTGTTGGCGGCGTGACGGGTGGAACCTTGCAAGCTGCTGCACCTCTGGTGTCTCGCGCCACGGGTGCGGTTGGTCGTGGCGTAAGCTCCATCGTCAATCCTACAGGCCGTCTCCGCGCACGCGGCAACATCACGCCGGAAGTCTCGGCGGCGTCTCGCTTCTCAGAGTTTGTCACGCCCGAGGCTCTGACCGAACGCCAGCGCCTGATTGATCTTGGCCTTCAACCCGCCGCTATGGATGTTCTCGGCGGGACTGCTGAGCGCCTTGTTCGCACCGCCGCCGGTCCTGCTGGTCCCGGCGCAGAGATGGCCGTTCAGGGTGCGGTTCAGCGTCAAGCCAACTTGCGCCCCGAGGTCATGAGCGTAACGCGAGGGCTATCGGATGATCCTCGCTCGGCTGAGGCCGTTCGTGAGGGGCTGCTAGAGACAAGGGACGCGCTTGCAACAACTCAGTATGCGGCTCCTTACTCGCAGCAAGTTCCGCTTACCCCAGAGGCTGTTCGCTCGCTTCGTGGGCAATATGGAGCATCCGCCATCCGCGAAGCCATTGAGGATGAGCTATCTTCCCCAACCTATAACGCTGACGTTGTTGCCGAGTTGGAGGGATTGCTTGGTTCTGACATCGGTGACGTTTCGTCCCTTTCGGGTCGCGCCCTTGACCGCGTTCGTATTGCCCTTCGGGACACTTCAGAGGGGCTGATGCGCGGTGAACGGCCAGCAAGAACAAGGGCGCGTGGCGTCGCCCAGAGAGTCGAGGGCGTCGATACTGCCCTTGACGCAGCGGACGGCCTAAGGGAAGCTCGTGCAAGCTACCGAAACCTGTCTGGAGCCGCAGATGTCATTGACAATCGCCCCGACATTTTCTCGACTGATCCGCAGGACTTCCGCGCATGGGTGGACACGCTTTCTCCTGAGGCACGAGATGCGGCGATTATCGGTGTCAGGCAGGATATTCTGGACACTCTCGGACGGCAGCGTAGTGCCGGTTCCTCATCGTTGGATTCGCTGACGCAGGCGCAATACAGCCGAGCCAACCTCGCCTCGCTTCTTGGACCGGAAGAGGCTCAACGCTACCTCGACAGCGTTGCGGCACGTGTCCAAGGCGCACAGCGCGCACAGCGCGTATCTCCGAACACGAACAGCCAGACTTTCGGACGCGGCATGGACGAAGAGACGCTAGGCGTTGCTGAGCGTCTAGGCGCTGTTACCGATGCAGCTACTGGCGTCATGGGCAATCTTGGCGGCATTGCACGAACCATCGACCGTGTTCGTGATAGCGTGCGTGGCGCTACCATGTCGCCTCAAGAGCGCGCCGCCATCGTTCAGATGGGCTTCGGATCGGCTGACGAACTAGAACGCATCGTTATGCTGGCCGATCAGGCCCGCGCTAACCGTCGTCCGCCGCCGCGTGAGGTTCGCGCATGGATTACGTCAGCCACTAGCAGGCTCGGCGCTAACAACCCTGCGGTAAGAGAGCTTCAGCAGCTTCTTCTGCCCGCAGTCTCGCCAGCTCAAGAAACAGAAACGCAGCCATGACAAACAACACTGGATTGGCGGGCCACCAGAACAGAGCCGACAGAAAAAATATCTTCATGACCACCACTTATCATAAGGCGTCGTAAAATGGCAGCAGGTCGCATTGTATTCGGCGCATGGATGCCCGCCGTTGACGCCAATGGGGTTCCTATCCCCAACGCGCGCATCTTCTTCTATGACAACGAAACCACGATCCTGAAGTCGGTCTATGCCAATCAGGCGTTAACGATTCCGCTGCCTAATCCGGTGTCTGCCAACTCGTCGGGGCAATTCCCTGACATCTGGGGCGATGACGCTGAGATTTACAGCGCGACGATTGATGCGCCTTATGGTCCGCCTGGAACGCCCTTCACCTATGACAACGTTGTTCCGGGTCAGAATACGGGCGGCGGTGGCGGTGGCGGTGCCGATAAGCTAGACATCAGCGGGGCCAACATCCCACCGCCGTCTGAGGTTGCACCTTCTGGCGCGCTAGCCCTGCGTCAGAGTCAAAACCTGTTCTTCGTTACGCCTGAAGACTTCGGCGGCGTCTCGAACGATGACACGTTTGATAACTCCGTCGCCATCACGCGGGCAGAAACGTATCTAAAGGCGCTTCCCGAGGGTGGTGCGCTCGTCTTTGGTGAAGGCCGCGACTACTATTTCAAATCCACCATCGGCGGCGCACGCAATCGCCTTGTCTGGCGGGGTTCTAGGACTCGGCTGATCTACAATGGCGCATCGACCACGACCGATCTGCTGGTGTTTGGAGACGGGATCAACGCTTACAGAGAGCAAAGCGTTTCGGGCGTGGAGCTTTGCAGCCTTACGAACATGACTGCTGGCTCAGGGGTCCGCACTCCATTTGCCGTGCGTTCTGACTTCGACTTTGACAACATCAATGGTCAGGATTGGCAAGAGGCAAACGGAAACACCCTTTATCACGGGTTCTGGGCCGAAAAGGTAGATAACGTTCGCGTCATGGCCAACGCCATTAATGCCAAGGCTGACGGATTCCGCGTCAATGGCGCGCTGGGAGACGGCCCCAAGGCTGACTGCTGGTTGATGGTCGGCAAGATTGGGTCGTGTGCGGTTGGGGTCCGTATGGGTGGTGGCTTCGGCGGACTCTACCTCACGCCAAACACCACCATGATTAATAATCGTGTGAATTTCATTGTGGATAGAACCCTTACGGCAGAGGGAAACCGAGAGTTCTTCGCTACGGGTGCTATTTTCGACGTTTCGTTGGGTGATGACCTGGAGAACGAGGCCAACGTCATCATTGATGATGACGGAGGTCTTCGCGCCAACTTTACTGGCTGCTGGTTCTCGGCTGGTCAATCTCACGGCGTCTGGATTAAGGCGCTGCAAGGTGTTCTGACCATCTCCGGTTGCCGCATTGTTCAGATGGTTGGCGATGGGTTCCGTACCTCTGTGGCAGGGACCGGGTTCACTCTAATAAATGGGTGCCAGATCACAAGCTGCGGCGGGTGGGGCATCAATGGTCTGGTGGAAAATTACGCAGTATCCATTGGCGCTTGCGAGATCGGCGCGAACACGGAAGGCGACATCAATCCTGAGTTCGTCAACTCCAGCCGCACCACGAACGGGGCGGCTCGGTTCCTCGGCACCGCCGAGGGAACGCAGTTCCAACTTGATGCTAACTCAGCTTGGCGGTTCGTGCTGGGAAACCCTCGCTTCCAAAGCGACGTGGGCGACTACTACGGCTTTGATCGGGCGCTGAACAAGCACATCTGGGCCATCGGCGGGCAAGAGGCACTGGTCGCCAAGCCCGGCTACGCGAAGGTCATGGGCGGCGACTACTATTCCCCCGGCGTGCGGATGACCGGAACGGCAGATGGGTCAGGGATCGCCCTTGTTGCGCACTCAGACGCAAGCCTTCCGAGAAAGATCAAGCGGGTTAGCGGATTTTACTATCTCGCTGACGGGTCGTCGTGGAGCTTCCCCGGCGCAGCAAACATCACGGCAAGCTATATCGCGTTCCAAGCCCATGCACCGGCAGCGGGTTGTCCGTTCGTCATCGACTATGAGTACTACGAGACTTCATGGTAATGTCTCAACTCAATAAGGAACCCACAATGACCGCACAGAAACACATCGACGCCATCGGCAAGTCTCTTCTGGAGATCGAGGCGCGCAGTAAGGATGTTCGCAAGGCCGCTCGCAAACTCGACGCCGCCGTTCTGAAGCATCACGAACTACTTGATGAAGCTCAGAAAGCCTATGCAGCCGAACCGTATCAGGGTGGTGGCGTTATCGTTCCATTCTCGGGCGGAACGAACAAAACAGTCCCTGACAATCCTGACGAGCCGGTGGAGCCCTAACCCATGATGGTCGCGTTCGGCATTGCGTGCCTCTTCGTCTATGCAATCAATGCATGGGCGGCTGCGGACGCCAAACCACGCCATGCCGACGCGGCTGGGGTGGCTTCCCTGCTCTGTCTGTCCTACGGCATGACTAACGCCCTGGTGACGCTCTACGGCTTCCCTGAGGCTGTTCTGGCCTTCCCCGCTCTGGATGCGGTCTTGGCCTTCATGGTCTGGCGCGCGTGCAAGAGGCACACTCGACGGTGGAAGGTCGGCTTGCTGGCCCTGCTCGTTTTCCAGCTCGCCTTGCATATGCTATGTGTGGCTGCATGGAAGCTCGGCACTATGACCAACGCGGGAATATACAACTACGTCGTCATGCTGAACGTTAGTTTTGCGGCTCAACTAGCCGTTGTCGGGAGTGCAGGCCTTGGTCATGCTGTGGCTCGCATTTCCCATTATCTGTCTAATCTACGGCGCTCTCTTGCTTATGGAGGTCATAAGTGACCCCCGCCGAAAAAATCGCGGTGCTGGAGATAGAGGTCAAACACCTCCGAATGGATCACGAAGAGATCAAGGCCGTGGCCCTTGGGAATCAACGGATGCTTAGGTGGGGCATGGGGGCCTGTGCTGGCATGGGGGCGCTGATTCCGATTGTGCTTCCAAAGCTGGCCACGGCGTTGGGGTTGTGATGAAACTAGCGACATTCATTGGCGAGATCGCTAGGCCGTTCGCGATCATCTGGACCTCCCTTTGCGGAGGTATTGCCATGGTCGTCACATCATGGCGTGTGGACAACGGAAACGACGGCGGCGTTCTGATCGGAGCCATCGCTCTGATCGTCACCGGCATCTACACCGCGAAAGCCGTCGAGTCGTGGAAGGCCAACAAGGCTGATGCTGAGGTGAAGATTGCGGAGGCTAAACAGTGACCAAGGCAGCCGATAACGAAGCCTTCGTCCGAGAGTATCAGCGACGCAACGGCCTGACTACGGACGGCTGGGCTGGCGAGAAAACGTGGGCTTCGCTGGGCGTTGAGGAATATGAGTTTGATGAGGCCGCTTTCTTCGCCAAGCTTCGCGCCGAGTTCGGTTCGCTATCTCAACAGATGGTCGATGGCTGCAAGACGCTGATTGCGGCTCTTAGCGATTGGCCTGTGTCGTGGATCGCCTATGCCCTCGCGACTGCAAAACATGAGACAGCCGACACCATGCAGCCGATCAAGGAGCGGGGTGGTGAGGCATACTTCAAGCGTATGTATGACATCATGGGCGAGCGCCCCGCCAAGGCTCGCGAGTTAGGTAACGTCAAGCCTGGAGATGGTGCGCGCTACGCCGGTCGCGGATACGTCCAACTGACAGGACGCGCCAACTACGCTCAATACGGACTGGCAGACAACCCAGACGACGCCATGAAGCCCGAGATTGCCGCTCGCGTTCTGAAAGACGGGATGGAGAAGGGCCGATTTACGGGTAAGTCGCTGAAGGATTATCTGCCCGGTGACTACATCGGAGCGCGCCGGATCGTCAACGGCACGGATCGTGCGCAGATGATTGCGGATTATGCTGTAAAGTTTGAGAAGGCATTGAAGGCAGGCGGTTTCAAATGATCCTCCCCACCACCCTCTATAACCGCGTCCTGACCATCTTCGCGGTCGTCATCCTGCTCATCATCATCGGCCTGTCGCTGGCGTGGTGCGGTCAGCGAGGGGCGAACCAGAAGCGGGATGCCGTGGTTGCCAAGACGACGGGCAGGGCTCTGGATAAGGTCGCAGAGCAAACGCCTGTCATTCGCCAGGAACAGAAGGAAAAAGAGAATGAAGTTTCCGCAATCGAAGGTTCTGACGCTCGCTTGCCTGATGGCTTCGGCGCTGATCTTGAACGCGTGCGGCGGGGCAAGCGTGATTGAAATACCCGCCAGCCTGAAAGCCCCGTGCGTATCGACCGTTGACGTGTCTGCGGCCCAGACCGTTGGCGATCTGGGCCGCGCTATTGTGCAGTCTGATGGAGACCTCCGCGTGTGCGATGCCCGTCGTGAGGCCGTCGTTACGATTGCGGAGGCGGGGAAGAAGCGGTTTCTAGGGCTTTTCTGACCTTCTCTCCGTTCGCCTTGTCGCAACGAACTGTCCACCCTCCAGACATCGTAATAGTGTAGGCCCCTGCGCTGTTTTCCCCAAGACGTTCAAGATAGATTGCTGCAATGTGCGCCACGACTAAATCTATCGACTTTCCAGAGAGCCTGTCGGTTACAACCGTGACGATCACTCCACCTCTCCCGTAACTGTGCAAACTACCACACAAGGCTCACCATGAGCCATGTTCTCGAAATAGACTAGACCGTTCTCAGCATAAACGCGCCATAGTCCGGGGTATGCTACGTTATGCTCGCGACCCTCAGCTACGTTATAGATGGCTTGGGCTATGGGATTCATGTCTTCCTCACAATCACAGGCCGATCTCCAACGTAATAAACAGATTCCCGACGCACGTTGACGCCCATTTTTCTGAGCCGTCCTATGGTGCTTTTGATGTTCTCGTAATCTGGCGCTGACTTGTCATATAGCAGGACGCCGGTTGATAGAATTTCAAGGCATTCGTCGGCTGTCATCCGACCTCTCCATCAGGGGGCGTGGTGGGGGTGCGGAGGCGGGCGCGGCGCTCGGACCATTCCTGCACGAGTTCGGTTGCGGCGAGCGGCCCGTCTTCGGCCAAGGTCCGCGCGAACTCACGGGCAATCTCGGTCTCCTGCTTGTCATACAGCCTGACGACCTCGCTCATCCGCCATCTCCCTGTGCCTTGGCTTTGAGATTAGGGGAGACTTCGCCTGCGGCTTCGTACCTGTGGGGGATGGGGTTGGCGGTATCGGACAGACGGTAAGGGTCGCGATAACCGCGCGCGAGCCGTCGAACCTTTTCAGCTGTCGCGATGTGCAGCTTGCCCTTCCCAAATACCTTGCCTTCAGGGCTGACGAAGCGGCGGGTGAAGAACACTCGCGTGGGGAACCTGCCGGGCTTGAATGTGGCGACGACGGTGAAGATGGCCTGACCTTCAGCGTCGGCTACGGGTTCAACGTCTTCTGGACCGCAATCTTCATACCGAACGCCGGGCCGCCACGTCGGCATAGAGCATCCGCCCTCATCGTCGTAGGTTGTGTAGGTTTCCCGCACGAACGGATAAGTGACGGTGAGCACCGCCCCATCCTCAAACTCGACAGGTATGGAGCCGTCTTCGGCGGAATGAACCATCACTCTCCAGCCTCCTTTGCTTGGTTAGGGGCGGATGGGAGGCAAGCACGACCCTCTTTGATCCAGCCGAACCACTTGGGATAGTTCATCTCAACCCATGTGACCGCGCCGCGCTTGTAGGCGACGAGGACCGCCTG